TGGATCATGTTTTGCAAAAGCTCTGCGATAAATCATCATTGCACGGCTCGGAACTTCTGGATATTTAATCTCATTCCATTTACCGGCAGACATAAGGCTTTCAACAACACCAATCTGTTTTCTCATGCTACGAACAATCCTCTTGAAGTTGTAGATCGGATAACCCAACTTCTGTGCAGTCAAGATTCCTAACTTCCTAGTTTCTCTGCTACTTGCATCAGCAGTCTTAATCCATTTAGCAAGTAAAGAAATCGCTTTTCCCTCATTGAGATTTTTCAAATCTTCCTCAAATTGTTTCTTCATGGATTTCCACATTTCATCTTCCAGCGGTGTTTCAATCAGTTCATAGAGATCGTCATATCTTCCGAATACTCCAATCAAATCAAGGTTCGGTCTGAGTGCTTCTGGATGATGCTCTGCCATATAGCGGATAATGGTTCGGAAAGTTTTTCTTTCTCCTAATCCCTCTCGAATATCTCTTGCGTAAAAAGCAATCTTCGTAGCAAAGAGTTTATCCTGTGCATACGCTTCTGAGAACAATGTAGTGATTCTATTCTCATCGGCATCTCTTAATGCACCAATAGTTCCGAATAGATCAAGTCTTGCATCACTTGTGGTATTCAGTGCGCCATTTTCAGTTCTTGTAAACTTGTTTTCTTCTTTCATTGCATTTGCAAAATCCATGTTTTTCTCCTTTCAGGACACGATAAAATAATTTATAGGTTATTCGACTGAGACTTTATTTAAGAATAAGTTGCTGTAAGTGTCCCATAATTTTTTCATGATGCTTTTGGTTTTCATAATTAGCAGTTATGTCCAAATGATTGCTGTAAGCACCACATAAGTGGCAAGGGGTGGACTCGAACCACCAACACGTACCTTGTAATGGAAAGAACGATTGCTGTAGGAGCCACGAACATGACTTACATTCTTTTACTGCTCTACCAATTGAGCTACCTTGCCAGAATAGCAGGAGGCGGATTCGAACCGTCGTTTCCATGGATATGAGCCATGTGAGATTCCACTTCTCTATCCTGCGATGTACATGTTTGGAAGAACCATTTCAGCACGTTCACTTATTGACTACTAGAGGAAGTCACTATATCACCGATAAACAGTACACATTCGGAACTCGGTTATACATTCCTGCGCACTGCCCTGTGCTTTTCCTACCACCAAACTTTCAGTCTCCAAACAATGGGAAAGATAGGAATTGAACCTATAATGTTTACCACGAGGGAACGGTTTTACAGACCGCCGCAACACCGCCAATCGTTGCCGCTTTCCCATAACCCGGATTCCCGGGTTAGCAATAGGTTTATCGTGTTATGCTTTCCACTATCTACAAGTTTTAGTGCTGTAGATTCACTGGATATTTTTATGCGTCTTTGGACGGTATCTCTTGAAAACTCCTTTTATTAACGTGCGCTGCGTTAATGTTTTTTACTCCGAGATATACCAGCCGGGAAATCAGATCCATTTAGGCTACGCCGTATCGCACCTAAATTTATCTAATCCACACGCTCAACTGGAAGTTTTTTCCACCCATATTACGGATGAATGGCATTTAGAAGAAATGGAAACTCTGGGATTCGAACCCAGGACTTACGGCTTATGAGGCCGTTGCTC